TTATTCCTCCTCCGCTTCTGCAGGCGACTGCAAATTCATTATTGCTGCAAGTCCGGCTGATGCGGCAGAAAGTGCAAGACCGATTAATGCAGTTTTGACAACATCCCTATCACCTGTAAAATCGACACCGGCAATGTTAACAATTATGTAGCCTGCTGCTGTCTGTACAAAGGTTTTTAACATTCTTTTAGCTGTTTCTTTTGTAAACTTGAATTTCATTTTTAATCCTCCACAAAATTAATGAATTATCAGTGCTAACACCGCACCTATCACTGCACCCACAAAGGTTGTAATGATGCTTGTCAGTATTGTTCGTTTAAAATACTTATGACTTTCAGCAGGCTCTTTTTCAAGGCGCTCAAGTCTTGCCCCTTGTTTCGTCTGTTCTTTTGCCATATATTCCATATTAACTGCAAGAGTTTTTACTGAAGTTGTTAATTCATTTAAAGTCTTATCCCTTTCCTCTTGCTCATGCATACGGTGTTTAAGGCTCTTAATTTCGTTTTCGTGGTCTTTAAGAGCAACTGCAACTTCTTCATTTGTCACATCAGATTTCCTCCTTATCAAGTATTTTCTGCACCTGTTTTCTCAACTTTTCAGGCACATCATCAATTGTTTTCTTACCTTTTCTGATAAGGTCTGCATATATTTTTGCCATATTATCCTCCAATCATTTCGTACACATCACACAAGGCAAGCTGAGTATCTGTGAGCTTGTCCTCAAGCTCTTTGTTATTATTGTGAAGAAACTTTATGTACTCGTTTTTACTGTATTGAGTCTGACTGAATTCATATTCCGTATGTTCACCGTTTTCATCAGTTACTGTCATTTCGCTGATGTCCTTGTTTTTCCATACCGAATATTCATCAATTTCAATTTCTTTTGGTTTAACTGTGCTTTGCACTCTTCCGTGATTTATCATTGCAAGCCCTCCTTAATCCGCTGCTGGTATGTATACAAGGCGGCAGCCGTTCATTCGCATTGCCTGGTTGTAATTTGTCTGCAAATCTATCTGGAATGCTCCGCAATAGGTTGCTTGATTCCAGATACCACCATTAAGCACAATCTTATTAACTGTACTGTTCGGAACGACTGCCAATCTGTCACCAACAGGCAACGCACTTGTTCCGCCTATTTCGGACGGCATAAACAGCCAGTCATATTTCTCATCATAGCCGAATGCGTTAATATATCCGTAATCATTGGCAACTGTCAGTTCAGGTGAATGATAATTGCCGTCTGTTTTATTAACATCAAAATTGAAATCATCGGCAATATACACCCTATTCACTCCGTTTTCATCACCCTTGTAATTTATGCCCTCAATCATTAAGGCAATATTGCCGTAAGGATTTTCAACACCACGGTAAGATAAAGAAAGATAGCCGTCCTCATGGTATGTAGTTTGAACACCATTGGTAATATTGAAGGTTGACGTTGCATTGCCTGTAGCGTTTCCTAAGGTTCTTGTTGCTCCTGTATTGCAGGCACAGTTCTTACCTGACACATCAGACAATCTGCAAAAACCCTGTACTATAGCAGCCTGCATATTCAGTGCACCGTATTCAATCATCATAAGAAGCTGATTTGCCGATAATGATTTTATTGTTTCATTGTGCCAGCCGGTACCGCGATTTGAACACAGCTTTTCAGCATTGGTTATATTCAAGGCAATATTCTGACCTGATATTGGCTTTTGTGAAGAAACAGAACAAATCAAATCTGCTTCCGTGTTGAGTTCGGGGTTTGTTGACTGAGCATCATTATAATAGCCTGTGTCGGATGCCTTTTTGAGAACTCCCTCATAGGCGGAAAACAGGATATAATCAACCTCGTTGCCGTTTTCATCATAGAATGCAGGGTGAAGCTTAAAACCTGCCTTTGGAGTATCGGAAACATAATAATTAGCTTTGCGGATATGATAGCCGATACCTGTATCCACATTTTTATCAAGCTTCAGCGGAACAACCTTGTAATAAAATTTAGGCTGATACACCATTACCTGACCATTTGTGCCGTCATCGGTATAGTTTGTATCACCGTAATATGCGTTTATTGTTCCGTTATCAGCAACATTACAGCGTTTACGTCCGCCGTACATAGCAAAGCCGTCAAAGTCTGTGCCTGCATTCTTGCCTACTGCTCCTGCAAGTCTCGTAAATATCTTATTTTCATAATCAACATATAAACCTAATACATTGCTATCCGTATATCCCGTAAAAGCTTCAAAGGAAATCTGTTCGATTGGAACCTTTCCCTCTTCATCCAAACTTGCCACGCCATTGGCTTTAGCAATTTGTGATTGTGGGATAGCTTTATTTGCTGTTTTATCAGCTTCATATGCTAAATTATAAACCTGTTTTACGCAGTAAGGGGTAGCTGCAACATCACTACGACCATCAACATAATTTTGAAGTGCAACAACTCCAATTTTCCCACTATAACTAGCGTGCTGTGGCAATTGAGCAATCCAAAATGTACCATTATAAACAAATCTGACTACTGCTTTTTTCTGCCATGCTCCATTATATATAGATTCATCGCCTATCTGTATTTTTTTTGCACCAGTATTATTAACATTTAAAGTTGCGTTTGAGGGAGTAGCAAAGAAACAATTATGAGAAAAATACACATCAACCGCTACGCCCTTTTTCAACACAAACGATCCATCAATAATTTCTGCTGTTATATTTTCATTATTGATATTATCATTACAAATTGCATACGGAACTAAACTTTGCCTTTTCTCAATTTCTGTTATCATTTGCTCATTTAATGCTACAGCATCATCAATCTTATCCATATTCTCATTAATATCCGCTATATCAATAAAATCTGTTTCATCAGGCTTTTTTAAATTATATTTTTCAGTATATGTTGCCATCTGGCAGCACCTCCTCTTTTAATTCTTTCCAAGTAAGTTTATGCACATTTTGCCACGTAAAGGGTTTTGCCTTTACCCATGTATTGTAAAGAAGCTCAACAGAAAAAAGCATATTATACGGTAAAATTCTTTCAAGAAGCTCTTTAACACTGTCTGACTGTTTTTTGACCGCTAGAGCAATCTTTACCTTGACTGTAAATTCCGAAGTTAATATTGTCAGCTTATAGCCATTTTCGCCGCATAAGGTTTCAAGCAAATTCGCAAGGCTTTTTCTTGTATACGGTATGTTTTCATTATACCTTGAGAGAAGCCTGAAACGGCGATCTTCTAAGGTATCCGTTGCATACGGTGTAATGTTCATCATCCTCTCTCTTCGTGCAATACCGTTTTCCGTGGCTTCCGTGATAAACTGGTCATTCATACAGTCCTCACAGGCATTCCATATTGCCTGCACAACAGGTGTTTCTGTATTCATAATTGCCTGCATCTCAGTAACATTTTTCAGCACATCGGGCTGATACTCCGTAAGGTCAATCGTTCGCGCCGTATTGAAGTTACGCATTTACAAACTGCCCCCTTATTGCAACAGAATCAGCTTCAAGCATAACATTTGCCGTGTTTCCATTAAGCCTTGTGCCTGAAATATCCACAATACCGGAAACAGCCAGCAAGCGTGATTCTATCTGAGAAATTCTTACAAGCAATCCGTTTTCCGTGCTCCATAAAGAATTAAGTTCCTGATAATAATTATCAAGAGCTTTTTCAATATAAGGCAGGCATTCATCTAAGCTCCAGCCATCTGCAAAGGTTAATGAGGTTTCAATATTGATTTCCGATCCATATGCACCAACAACCGTAACCTCGTGGTCAATAGGTGCAAGACCTATACCCTCACCACTGTTCTGTGTAGGATCTATTGCTGTCTGAACAGAATTGACAAGCTCATCAGACGGCGGCATAAAATTACTGTTTGTGATAACAAGCCTAACTGTACCTGGACCATTCCACGCTCTGTACGGTTTGCAGCCACCCACATCGGGCATTGCCTCCGCAACGGCAATATACTGACCTCGATTAAAGCCGTAAGACTGATTTTCAAAACTATTAAGATAGCGAAGCCTTAATGCTTCTGTTTCTTCTTCATCCTCACCATTGATAACAATTGAGGTAAGCTCAGCTTTTGTCAGGCCGTCAATATAATCAATCGGTATAAGCTGACCGATATAACCATTTGGCTCTGCTCCAAAGGTTTCACAGGTCATATAGTATCTGCCGCTGCTTATCTGCTCGATTGCAGTCCAGTTATGCTTATCTCCTGAAAACCGACTTCCTATCGGAATATCCATATTAAACTCACCGACTGCAACTGCTGACGTTGCAGGCAGCGGAGTGATTCCACGTTCTTTACACCTTAAAATCAGATAATCCCTGCTCGCTGTATCTGCAAAGGTTTCATTGAGTATCGAATCGAGTGCAGCATAAATCATTGCACTTTCAAGTGAATTAGGTGCAAGAGCGTCAAAAATAATTGAGCCTTCTCTTTTATCTAATGCAGAAGCAACTTTTGCCAGCTTTTCCTGCAGAAGTGCTTCATAGGTTTTATCTTCATACATCGGTTTCCACCTCCATATCTCCGAAAATTGTATATACTGTAAATCTTACATGTACTGTTTTTTCGGCAGTTTCAAATTCAAAATCATCAACCGCCGTAATGCGGTCATCCTGCAATAACGCTTCGGTAATACACCGTTTGATTTCCGAATATGCATATTCCCTCGGCTGCCCTATAAGTTCTTTCAGCTCAACTCCGTAATTCCATGAATATATAAGACAATCATACCTTTCGGTATTGAGAATTAAATAAACTGCCTGTCTTACTGCTTCAAGATTATCTGCAATTCCGCGTATTCTGCCGTTTTCAATATCAAGGCAATACGTTTTACTCGGCTGACTTTCAACCTCAATATCTAAAATATCATCACTAACCTGAGGTATCATATGTTCACCACCCTGTCCAATACAAGATATTTTTGACCGCCCTTTTGCTTTATCAGCACAACCTCCTCGCCGACTTTAAGACCATTGTGAACAGTAAAGGCTTTTCTGCCTGTATAGCCGTGACTATGGCTCAGATTTACATTGTTGTTGTTTTCAGCAGTTCCCGTAAAGTTATGATAATGCGAATAAGCATGTGTGTGAGGCTCATCATCACCACCAACATCTGTATTGCCCGAAAACGCTTCAATTTGACCATTTAAAACGTGAGAATGCTTCATATTTACATCAAGGGCTTTATCCGTTGTGTGATTAACAGTCATTTCAACACTGTAATCTGTTACATTTCTTGTTAAAACCAACTGGGCAGATGTCAGTATCATTTTCTGTTCTACGGAAATCTTCAGCGGCTTCTGACTTGTTACCCTTCCAAAACAGAAATCAGACGGCTGACCTGCATCAACCGCCTCTTTGGCCGCTTTTTTTATACTTATCAAAAGGTCATTTGTATCAAGCAATAAATTCTCCTCCTCTTAATGTAAGATTCATATAATGTTCGCCTTCTTTAAATTCGTGCTTGCATTTTTCAACAAGCATTAGATTCTTTATCTTTACATCTCCGAGGTTGAGCATGACAACAACCATTGAGCCTGCTCTCACTCTTATATCGCCGAAAGCGTTTGAAATAGATAAATTTCTTGTTTTTTTATTGTAAAGAGATAACAAAGCATCTGCCTTTGCCTGCCCGTTTTCGCCCTCCTGAAGCGTATCAAAATACTGAAGAACTCCCCACTGGTTTATATTTGCACCGTGCTTTGCAATATATATTTCACGCCTGCCTGTTTTTTCATTATCATAAGTGAGCTTAACCTGATTGTACGTTTCTTCATCAATAGATGATGTATAATTAAAGTTTTCTCCTGTTTCCTCATCAATCAGCAAATCAAGACGCATATTATCAAGCCCTTTCAATGTGATTTTTCCGAAATCATCATACATAACATACATATAGGATTGATTTTGCAAGGTTAAATCAAGTGCATTCTGAATCATATCAAAAAGGGATGTGTTTTCCTCAACTCTTGATGCAATTTTAAAGCCTGTGTTTTCTATGTATCCTGTCTGCATTTGAAAATCTGCCGCAATCATTTTAATCAGCTCACCCGCTGTTTTGTTTTCATAAACATATGTATCCTTATTTTTCAGATAACGAAGCTGATCGTATGCCGTAACAGTTATAAGCTGTTCCTTATCTCTTGACAGATTAAAAACAAATCCGTAAAAAACATTGCTACCATTTACCCGAAGCCTGACTGCATCACCCTCCGCTATGCTCAACACATCATCACCTACAACCCTAAAGCGAAGTTCTCCCGGACAGCCCTTTCTTTCGGTAGACCAGGTTATACCCTCTTCAACGGCAGGGAGAAACACTTTACTGCCGTGCTGAATTAACAGCTCTGTATTAACATCCATAGCTTTCCTCCCTTACGCTGACGGAATAGTTAAAACCTGACCCGGATAAATAAGATTGGGATTTTTAATCTTGCTCTTATTTGCATTATATATTTTTGTATATTTAGCACCGTTGCCGTAGAATTTCTTTGCTATATTCCACAGGCAGTCACCCTTTTTAACCGTATAAGTTTTATTAGCCGCAGGTGCAGGAGATTTTGATGTTTCTCGTTTAACCTGCACTGCCGCTTTAGGCTTTGAATTGGCGAAAGTAATTTTACAGGTTTTTGTCCCGTATTCCTTATACTGCTTCAGCTTTGCAGAAACAAGAACATCAAAGCCCTGTGAAGTATCCTCTTTAACATCGTAGCTTTCAAGCGAAACCTTCATATTTGTATCAAAAAGCATTTTTCCATCCGGCATAGTTCTTGTAACTATGAACTGAAACGGCTTTTTTGATGTTTTCAGTTTTTCAAGCTGACTTAAGAAATAATCTGCCTTAACAAAGCCTGATTTGTATTTTGCAAAGGGATATTTAACATTCGGAAAAAGCAGGTCAAAGCTGATTTCCGTCAGCCCCGCCTGCTTTAAAATATTTATTTCACCCTCATTGATTAAAGTGACTGTTTTATTATTATTTTCAACATTTAATTGTAGCTTTGAAGGTGCAATCGGGCAAAGCATTTCACCCAAATAAAAATAATAGGCCATTAAACATGCACTCCTTCCGCAGCCTTTTCCATTGCAGTATTGACACCAACTGCAAGATAATCAACAATGCCGTCCAAATCCATATCGGATGAAATACTATTGTTGTTTGTCATTTCAACGCGGATTTCAGCCGTTGTGAATCGGTTAACAGCTTCTTTTTCGGCAATGTCACGAAGATACTTTAAATCCTCGCTCGTGATTTCCATTGAATCAGCCATACTGCCTGTATTTCCTGCAATATCAGAAACATTGTTGCCCAAGGCTTCAAAATCTGAATTATAGCCTGCTGTTAAGTCATCAAAATTCAAACCTGTATCTTCGTTGCTTTTGCTGAATACTGAGGAAATTTTATTTTCAACAGTTGTTCCTAATATATATCCTTTTTTATACGAATCCTTTAATCCGATTCTGCTTATTTCAGGTGCTTCAAGATTAATTTTAACTGAATTTTCATTTGTTCCCCAAGCCGTTACTTTATCCTGTAATGACGAAAGACCTGCTGTCCAGTCTGTTCCGAATATGGCATCAATGATTTTTGTGACAATTTTCCCTAAAGAAAGAAACCATGAAATGATATGCCCAATAAGGTTTGCAACAGCACCGCCAAAGCTGTTGAATCCACCGTTAGCGGCAGTCAATATCCATTCGATTATTCCGATAAACGGCTCAACAAATTGTGACCAAATCAATTGAATCAAACCATTAATCAAACCAATTACAATATCAGTAATTAAAGTACATAACCACGTAATAGCTCCAAAAATAACACCTGTTGCGGAAATGGTTGTTCCTTTAACCTTATTAATAATAGCTATCACAGCGTATATGGCTGCTATAACTGCTATTATTGCTATAACAATCCAAGTTAATGGACAAGCTAACAATGCTGTATTAAATCCTGTTTGAGCTACCGTTGCAGCAGATGTTGCCACTTGCTCGGCAGTAACTCCTGCTGCTGCCAATTCTGTTGCTGATAATTTTGCTGTTTCAGCAGCGGCAGCCACCCCATCAGCAGATGCCTTTGCCATAATAGCAGATGTATCTACTCCATGTGCTGCAGCGGTAGATAAAATCGCCTTGGCATGCTTATATTCAGCTATAGTTTGAATACCCTTTAAAGCTGTTGATGCTAAAATAATACCCTTATGGATAAGTAAAATAGTATTATATGCCCCTATCGCAGCAACAATTCCCCAAACAATGGGACCGATAATGGACCAATTATCCGCAACGAAGCCGCCGACTGCTCCAACAACCTGAAAAACAACCAATACAGCATTAACAACCGAAGCCAATGCACCAACCGCATTCGCTGCAAATTCCTGAAACTGCGGATTATTCGCAAGCTCATTAATTTTATCAAGAACAGGCTGAAACTGCATTAATGCTGTGTTTTTCATTGCAGTAAACACTTGCCCCCATGTCATAGGCATTTGGCTGAATTTTGCATTGATTTCATCAGCCGAATTAAATATTGCCGCCTTAACAACCCCTGCAGACAACTCTCCGTCAGCCGCCATTTCTCTGATTTTGCCTATAGGAACATTAAGATAATCAGCTATAGACTGAATAAGATTCGGCGCCTGTTCAAATATAGAATTAAGCTCATCACCGCGAAGCACACCTGAGCCTAATGCCTGTGAAAGCTGAAGCATTGCATTGGAGGATTCCTGTGTTGAAGCACCCGCAATCGTCATCTGCTTCTGAATTAAATTCGCAAAGGCAACTACCTCCTCCTGACTTCCGAAGGCATCCTTTGCATTATTACCGAACTTAGCAACAACGGAAGTCATATCTTCAAATGAGCCTCTTGCATTCTGCGCAGACTGATAAACAAGATTAACCAGATCATCTGTTTTCTTAGCTGTGTTATTCGCCTTATTAAAGGATTGATTCATCAAATCAAGCCTTGCAGTTGTTTGTGCAAAATTATCAGATATTTCCAATACCTGCTGAACACCCTGCAAGGAAAGATAGGCTGCTGCCATACCTTTAAGCCTTTTATTGAGCCCATCCATATCGGAAGCACCGTTCTGAACAGAATGATTAAATCTTTTCTGCTCATCAACATTGTTTTTTATACCCCGATTAACACTTTCAATCGGTGCAGATAAATTGCCGGTTGTGTCTGCCGTTTTCTGTATAGCCGCTTCCCATGCCTGCGTTTTAATTGTTGCTTCATTTAACTGCTCATGAATACCATTAAAAGCAGATGTATCGAATGAAGCCCCCATTGTGCTTTGCATACTTTCCATTGCAGACACAGTAAGATTAACGGCATTTAAAATATTATGAATAACACCTGAAAAATTATCTTGTAACACAATTGTAGAATTAATTGTAGCTATATGATTCACCTGCCTTTCTTACCTTTTTCTTTTAGCCTGTTTTGCTGCTTCCTTTTCTTTTTGAATTCTTATATTGATGGAAGCAATAACAAAGGCCTTTTCCTGCGTATCCATATCTAAAAACTGAGAAGGTAAAATGTGAAGCTTCTGTAATGCAAAATGTGCATAATTTGCCTCTGCATCCCCTTCCTCAATCAGTTTTTTGCTTCTTCAACCTTTTCCTCAAAGCTTGTATTGAAGCCGTTATAATCCTGAACAAAGGAAGCAAAATCCTGATATTCACCGGGATCGTCAATCATTTCTTTCAGAAGTTCTTCCGGCGTCATAACACCATAAGAATCCTGAAGTTCTTTGTCATAAAGATTTGGCTCTACAATGCAGGCACAAAGCATTTTTGCTATGTATTTTGATGTGTCAAGCTTCGGGCGGTACATATTCGGCTTGCCCTTTACAGGCACATCGATCATACAGGTATCTCTGATATTATCATTTTCCTTTGTTGATAACGGCTTGATTATCCACTGAAGCGGATTGCCCTTTTCATCAACAAGTGACTTTGTTGCGGAAAAAGTTGTATTTTCCCTTGTGATTTTATTCTTTTTCATAAATCTGCTGAAATCAGACATAGTTTTAATCATCCTTTCAAATTAAAAAATTTTACCCCTGCTTTTTTAAGCAGGGGCTTTAAATTACTGCATACCACCAAGAATATTAAATGTTTCAGGCATTTTGAAATCTTCAAATGTGAAATCCATATCCTCGTCAAGATATTCTCCGTCTGCATCAAACTTGGAAAGAATACCGCCGTCAATATTGCAGTCCATAAACACAACGGTCTGCCTTCCTGCAGAGCTTGTTGGATCTTCATTCGTTACCTGAATTTCAAAGTAAACATCCTCGCCTGTATCCTTATACTTAAGCATCATTTCTCGGAAAATAGAGGTATTGTAATGGAAGGTGGCAGAGCCTGTACCTTTCCAGCCTGTTGACTTGTTACCTGTTCCTGTTTTGCCAAGAATAGGTACCTCGGTTTTTGTTCTTTCAAATTTAGCTTCAAAATTGATTGCCTGCATAAAATTGTATCTATTATTACCGATTGTAACAAAGCATTCTGCCAATTTTGCAGACAATGCATCCTTAGCATTCATTGTAATATTTGCCATATATCATCATTCCTTTCTTACGCTACAGTAACAGTCATATAAAGCTTGGACATTGCATTTACAACAGTTACAGCATCATTAACCACAACTGATTTTTTATCATTTCCCTGCGTAACTGTTACATCCGCATCACTGAATTCCTCAATTGCTCTTATATCCTGAAGCTGCTCATGATGCTTAACAATATCTGCCCAAAGGCTGATTCTGCCTGCTGCATCATTCGGAACCGTACCCAGATACTTTGTGTTAAACAGAACTGCAATATCATTTGCAATCTGATCTACAACTCTGATTGTCTGATTATCCTTAAAAATAACACCCTTGGTATCTGTTACGGTAACAAGAGAGTTAATATCCTCCAGCACTCTTACATCATTGCCAACCTTATGAAGTGCAAATTCACCAAACTTAATTGCGTTTTCAAGTTGAGCCTGTGTATAGCTGACATCCACGCTGAATTCGCCGTCATAAGTCTTATTTAAGTTTGATTTGTTTACGGCACAGCCTGCTGCAATACCTGTTACCCAATAAACAAGCCCTGCTTCTGAATAATCTGTATCAAGCACTCTGTTTTTAACATTGATAACGCCCTCATAATCAGCTGCGCAATCATAAACAACAGTCTGAAACTTTGCACCGATTTCATCACGAAGTCTTTTGCAAAAGTTTACATACATTGTTTTGATTGTGTCCTCCGTTGAAGCAACACCCATTGCATTAAATGAATATGCTTCAATCTTATCAAGATAGCTCTGATGTGCTGCACCGTCCGTTGTGCCGTTTTCACCGCCCTTAAGAGGAGTGCCTGCTGTTTCGGCAAGTTCAAACTCCTTAAAGGTTATATACTCGTTTGCAGTTAATTCCTGTGCAGATGAAACTGTTTGAACATCAACAACAGCATTATCAAGCATTGTTTTAACATCAAACATTTCATTGTTATCAACATTTCTCTGAATAACAATTTTTAAATCATTTCCGCGGATACCGCTGAACTTTGCAACGGCATAATCATTTTCTGCCTTTGTTCCGCTGCCGTTTAAACGATAAGCATATAATGTTGTAATATTTCTGAATAAATCACGAAGCCCTTTCATTTTCTCGTGATTATAAGAATAGCCGAAAAACTTTAAGCTGTTTTTCTGAAAATCCGCACTTGTTACCTCAAACACCTCGTTTTCAATACCCCAGTCAAGCTCAAACGGCATTGTTGCAATTCCCCTGTCAGACAGCGCTGAATTTGCTGCTGCAAGAGAAACAAAATTAATATAAGAACCAGGAAGCACCTTGTTCTGTGCTGTAAATATTCCGCCTCCTAAAGCCATAATTAATTCACCTTTCCTTTCATAAATTTATTTATTACGGAGCTTATCTGTTCATTAGTGTAAATACCGTTATCACGCAATAAAGCCCCTAAAACATCTCTTTTATCCGAATATTTTTCCGAAGCAAGAATCTGCTCTTTTGTAAAACCTTTTTCCTGCTTTGTTTTAGTTTTTTTTGCTGCCATTATATCAGTTTCCTTTCGCATCACTACTGTATTCAACAGTTTCCATTGCAGGCTCTTTTGTCTGCCCCTTGTAAACAAACATATCGTAGTTCACAAAGAAATGGAGCACATCATCAACAAATTCGCTGTGCATTACTGTTCCTCTTACCGTATTGCCATCAACAGAAATCAATTCCAAAGCATCCATCAGTCTTTCCAAAACAGAGTTGCATTCGGCTTTTTTATCTGCTGTACTCGGAAAATAATGTATGCCGAACTGATTTGTTTTGAAATACCGCTTATTCAAAAACTGCTCCGAAGCAGGATTTACGCATGCAACAGAAAAACAGGGTGCTGTTAAACCCTGCTCTACTGTTTCTGTATAGATTTCATAATCATCACTGAATTCGGAATGAATTGCAATGCATATTCCGTCAATAATCTTATTTATCATTTGAAAGCCGCCTCCAATTTCTGTTTAATCTTCTTTTCAAGCACTCTTGGAGCTATATTCTGAAGTTCCTGTTCTGAAATAGTAAGCATAAACTTTCCTTCAACCCAACCTTTGTGATTTGCTGTTCTGTGCCCGAATTCAACATAGCTACTATATTCAACTAGATTTGTAATTTCAATCTTATAAACACCATTTATGTTTTCAATTTCACCAATCGTCCATCCACGGCGGAGTGTTCCGCCTTTTTTACCTGTATTTTCAGGATAAACACCAACAGGCGTTCGCTTTTTTACCTTTGCAAGCAATCTTGCTGCAAGCTCCTTTGCACATGCTTCCATAAGTGTATCTCTTTGAGTTTCCAAACTTTCAAGCTGTTTTTGAAGTTTCTTTAAATCAGAGCAGGAGAATTTACCCATTCTTGCCATTATGCCCACTCCTTAAACAATTCAAGGATTATTTCCTGATGTGTGTTATAAAAAGCAGGCTCACCGCTTGATTTATACTCGGTTGTTATACCATTCTGCGTAATAATCAGCTTTGAGCCAGCCTTGATATTAATTTCAGGATTGAGAAACACCTGTATAATCTGGAAAACAGAAGAAGCTACATCATTTTCGCCTGCATTGGTTATCGTTTTATAGGATAATCTGCAGGGCTGATTTTCCAAAGTAACAACCTCTTCAAATCCGATTGATTTATTTGCTTTCTGCACTTTTCGGTGTTCAACAACTGTGCAAATACCCTCATAGGTGCTTTCAATAGCCTTTTTGGCTGCTATTCTTGCAGTTTCCATCGCATTCACCATATAAGCCTCCTGTAATGCACAAATTCACCTTTTCCATAGGTAAGCAGATAATTGATAAGGTTTTCCAATCTCTGCTCTGCCGTAAGGCTTCCTTCGCCTGCTGCAAAGGTAACATTTGTGTCACCCTCCTGTATCTGTTTAACGGCGGTACTTAAATCAAGCCCTGCAATATCATCTGGTGAAAAGGTTTTCTTCACCAGATGAAATTCACCAACTGCCATATCAATGGCAATATTTATAAGTCCATTAGGGATTTTACTTACATTACAGTCATTTTTAATGGTGTTTTCAACCTTCTGAACAGAAAAAGCCAATACTGCTTCATCCTCATTTTTCCATTCATACCCGAAAGACTGCAAGCGTTCTTTAGCTTTTTCAATCATACAGCTTCACCGCCTTAATTAGCCTTTGGAGATAATTCTTGTAATCGCAATAACCTTGTGAGGAATAGCTGTTTTGCCGTCATTGATAATATTCCAGTTAGTACCTGTAGCAAGGTCTGCATTTGAAGCAGAAGCAGTAATGCTTGCAGGCTTTTCAAATGAAATACCGTCTACACCGCAGATATAACGGTCACGAACATAAAGCGTATCCTGACCACCGTTTGTTTTGGGATCTCTGCTCATTTCGTACGGCACAGCATCACCAATATCATCAAGAACGATTGCACCATCACCAAGAACATAGGTTGTATATTTTGTGTAAGCCTCCTGTCCTTCGGCTGCATCAATATCCTCGGTCGGCATACCATCGTCTACAAGAACTGTTCTTCCGTTCCAAGTTCCGATTGCCAAGTCCCTTGTAATACCATCTGCATCTGTGTATGTAAGATATTTGAGAAGCTTAAGATTTTCAAGATTTGTTGCAACTTCACTGTGCATAATTGCAAGTTTGAAGATAGACTTGTTATCTCCGCAGGCTTTCTGAATTGCCTTGTTAAGAGTTGCTGCGCCTACATTTGCACTTTCACCCTCATTCTCTGTGATGTCATAGGTATGCTTATCAATAAATTCTTTAGCAGCCTTTGCTGCAACAGAATTGCCTGTAACAGTCATACCGTAAATACCCTTAAGTATAGCAAGAAGTATATCCTGCTTAACATCAAACTTATAGTCTGCAATCTGTTCACCAACATTATCCATAAAATCAACACCTGCAGTAATGTTTTTGCTGAAGCTTCTTTCTGTCCACGAATCCATACGGCTTGCCGTAATAAAGCCCTGTTCATAGGTTGTTGTGTTTGTGGATGTAATATCAGTCGCACCGTCATTATTCTGTGAGGTTTCGCCTGATATTCTTCCGAAATACGGAATTCTTGCATAAAGCGAGCCTGTCTGTGAGCTTAAAGCATCCTTCGCCTGCTCATTTGTGCCTACTGCACCGCTCTTTGCAAGCTCTGCTTTCTTTGTGTTAGGCACTCTGTCTACATAAGCACCGAATGCCTGTGGATTGAATGATTTTGAATCAAATTTTGCCATTTTTCTTTCTTCCTTTCATTAATTAAATTTTGGCATCAGGATTTTCTTTAAGATAGGCAATCATCTGTGAATAAGACATTTTTGAAGTGTCGCCGCCTTCAATAATATCATCACTGCCTTCGCCTATCTTTGCACCCTTAACAATTGTTTTTGCAGAATCAAACAGGAACTTTGAATCATCAGCCTTTGATAGATTTAAAATCTGTTCCGCAAGACCTTTGATGGTTCCGTCTTCTGCAAGTTCTGCCCCTTCAAGATTAAGAAGTGCTTTAACAGCCTTTATGTTTTTGGCTTTTGCACCGATAAGAGCAGTTTCAACGGCCATATCCATTTTAAGCTGCTTCATTTCTGCCTTATACTCATCCTCTTTTGTCTTGTTGGCGGTCTGCAACTCGGAAATCTGCTGCTTTAATGCTTCAACATCGCCTGTTGAATTCTTAAGCTCCGAAAGCTGCGTATCTCTTTCGGAAAGCTGATTATTCAGCCCCTCAATTTCCGTTTTTGCGTTCTGAAGCTCTGTCTGAACTGAAGTAAATTCGGCTTTTGCCTTACCTATATCCTGACTGTTTTCATCAAGAATAGTATCAACCTGTTCCTTACTCAATCCCATGTCTTCTAAAAATTTTCTTTTCAT